ATTGTTCAAGAATTGCCGCAAAGCGGCGAAGATGGAATTTTATATTTAGTTCCTCAAGGAAATGATCGTTTTATAGAGTATTATTATACTAATAATGAATGGATTCAACTTGGATCTTCAGTTTTTGATTATACAGTTGATTCAACTCTTTCAAATAACTCTACAAACACAATTCAGAATTCAACTATTAAAAATGCTTTAGATTCTAAATTAAATGCAAATCAAGTTGTAAATGCTTTAAATGATTCTTCAAATGAAACTCCGCAATCAGGAGTTCTTTATAATTCTTTAGAAGAAAAAGTTACTTCTTCAGATTTTTTAAATATTCAAAATAATGATATAAACATATTATTTTTAGGAGACGAAAGTGCTTTTTATGATTTTGAGATTAAAATTCCTTATGACTCTAAGACAGTTAACTTCTTAGGTTCGTATGCTGACGCTGGTGATGATACAGTTTATAATCATTATCGTAATTATAATAACCTTATGGAAAAATTTAAATTTGCTGGATTAACACCAAAAAGTTTTTCAAATGTATCAAATTTAGGAGCTACAATAATTTTTAAAGATGATCAAGGAAATGAATACAACGCTGAAATAAGTACAACTACGCCGGGGCTTACTTCTGACAGAGATATATACTGGCCGATTGCAGCATTTGACGGTTATACTAGAACAGGGAGTAAATTTATAGGCTATGGTCGAACCCTTTGGTACTTTATGATACCACACAGTGAACGAGATGATTTAATTTTAAAAATTCATTTTACTGATGCCTTTAAAATTAACGAAAAATTTAATTTTTCTTTCTATACTTCAGATCCTTATGATTCGAATAGGCAACAAGCAGGTTCACCAAGACTTGGATATGTTAAAGTTCGCGCCTCTTCAGATTTAGAAAATTATATAGATGTTGTGAATTTACAAAATGTTTGGATAAACGATTATTTTAAATATAATCAGCATATAAGCGAATATTTATCTGACCGTGAAAATACTAAATGGGAATTTAACTTGTTTTAAAGTATTTTATAATAGAAAATTGAAAAATTTATAACGTATTTTTTGATAGTATACAAAAAGATTAAATGATTATATAATATTTATATAAATTTTTTGAGGTACTTTAGATGATTATTGAAATTAAAGATTTGCCGAATGGACAGTTAATTGAAAAACTTGATTTGCATATAGATTTTCAAAAAGGAACAACAGAAATTAAAACAGTTCCTTCTTTAGATAAAGAAAAAGAAAAAACTGAAATACCTAAAGAAATGACAGATATAGAATTTTAAAAATGTTTGAATTACATATTACATGTACTAAAGATATAGAAAAACTTTCAATAGATTTTTCAGACGGTTCTTCTGTTATTCAGGAAAAACCGAAGCAGGAAAAACCAAAAATTGAAAAATCTGAAAAACATTCGAAAGATGATGTTGATTGGTCAAAATATAACCAACGAAAAGTTTCACAGGAGGTTGTGCAAAAACCGGAGATTCCAGACAGGACAGAAGCAAAAGTTGATGATATTTTACAAGGGTTAGAATTTTAGAAAATTTTTGGAGAAAAAATGAAAATATTAGGATTAGATGTCGGATATGGATCAGTTAAAGCAATTTATGGCAATGACACAGGAGAACCATTAAAAAAATTTAAATTTGATTCAGTAATCGGTATTACAAAAGCTAATGAATATATCAAAGATCAAAAGATTTTTCATTATAAAGATTATGATTATTATGTCGGTGAAGATGCAAAAGCACTTCCGTCAGAAAATATAATTGACATTACAGAATATAAAAACCTTGAATATTATGCTCCGTTATTTTTAACCGCAGCAATGAAAATCATAGGTGAAAAACCTGATGTGATTGTAACAGGTTTATCAAAAGCGCAAATTCAATATTCAGGATTTTTTAAAGACGCTTTAAGTAATTTTACAGTAAATGATGTGAATTATGATTTTAGAAACATTTATGTTATCCCGCAAGGTGCAGGTTCAAAACTTTGCATAGACAAGTATGGAACTGACTTCCCTAACATTCAAACTGAATTTACCGGAAGAACTTCTTTTGTCGGTATTGACATAGGAATGAACACTCTTGATCTTTATAGAGTAATTGACGGAAAAACTTCAGCTTCAGTTTTTGAAGGAATTGAGTTTGAAGGTGTTATGAAAATCGCCGCTAAAATTGTTGAGTTAATAAATGAAAAGCATAACAGAAAAATAACTCTTCATGAGGCAAAGGATATTTTAGATACAAATATCTATAAGTTAAGAGGAAATACTTTTGATTATTCCAGTGAGATTAAAGAAATTAAAAAATCATATATTAAAGATCTTTTTGCTTTAATTGAAGAAAAATATGGAAAAATCCTCGATAAATGTGATTATGTATTTTTTTCTGGCGGCGGTTCAGCATTTTTTAACTCAGGAGTTTATTCTGATACAAAATTATTAGTTCCTAAGAGCAATTTTGAATATTATAATGCAATCGGTCAATTTATGTTCGGTCAAGATCAAATGCAAAAATTGAAATAACAACGTATTTTTAAAGCATTTACAAAATTTTTAATTTTATTATATTAACATTAAATGATTTTGAAATGCTTTAAATTGGAGATAAAATGATAAATTCGCAACTAATTGATTTTTTAAAAATTATTAACAAGTTCAGTGATACAATAATTATGCGTTATCCTGTTACTTGTGGAATTTCAGAAGATAAAGATATTGTTTATTCGTTCAATATTGAAAATTTAGATAAAGATAATTTCGGTCAGGATTTAGCAATAGCCAAATTATCAAGTTTTTTAAATATGTTTCAACTTTTTAAACCTTCAAGAAAGGTTGAAATTGAAAATAATTTAATCAAGGTCAGTGATATTGATACAAGCGCGCAGTATATTTTAAGCAATCCGCTTGTTTTGAGTCAGTATGATGCAAAAGTTGAACAATTTGATTTAACTGAAAAGATTCCATCTGTTTTAGAGTTTGAATTAACACAGGAAATGATTAAAAAATTAAAAACCGGAGCATCTTGTTTTAATGAATTAAATACAATGGTTATTGAAGGTTCAGAAAATTCAAGTATTTATTTAGTTCAAACTGAGTCCAGAGAAAAAATGTCTTCAAACTCAATTAAAATAAATATAAATAAACAAGCAGAAAAGAATTTTAAAGTAGGAATAGGAAATATCACATTGTCGAAATTGCCTGTTTCAGATTATTTGGTAAAGATAAAATATAATGAAGCTAAAGATAAATACAGAATTTTATTAGAGTCAAAATCAATTAAAGATTTTAAAATTATTTTACCTACTAAAACTAATTTAAATATTTAAAAATTTTTTAAAAGTTAGACTTCTTTTAAAAGATTTAAATTCGGTAAAAAGTCAGATTTTTTGATTTAATTTTTGGAGAAAATAATGAGTACATTTGATATTAACGCTTTTGATTTTTCAGCAATTACTGAAGCTAACAACGCAAATCCTTTTGATAATAAGAAAACTTTTGAAAAAGACGAACGTTTTTATACTTTGCCTAAAGACGAAAATGGAAACGGTGCTGCAATTATTGCATTTTTACCTGATTCACAAAAAAATGTTTTTAAGAAGTTATATAAAATCAATACAACTGTTACTAAAGACGGTAAAAAGAGATTTTTAAATACTTGGTCTCCTTATACTATTAACCAGCCTTGCCCTTTTAACGAACTTTCTGTAAGATTATGGAATGAAGGCGATAAAGACGGTTACAAAGTATTCCATCCAAACAAGAGATATGTAGCAAATATCAAGGTCTTGAAGGATCCTGCACAACCTGAAAATGAAGGAAAGATTTTTCTTTATGAAATGTCTCAAAGACTTTTAGATAAGATTCAAGCTGCTGTATCTCCATCTGAGCAAGATTTAGCGTTAGGTGAACAAAAGAAAGAAGTATTTAATCCTTTAAGGGGTTGGGTATTTAAACTGATCGCTAAAAAGACTTCAGCTTTGACAACTTATGATGATTCTAATTTTATCAGATGTGAAAAAGTAGGTTTTAACGGATCTATTTATGGTGATGTTTCTACTCCTGAGGCAATTCAAAAAGCAGGTGCTCAGGCATTAGACGAAATTAAGAATAAGTGTTATAATCTTAGTGACTTATTAAAACCAGAAGCATTTTTAAGTTACAATGAACTTTATGATAAGCTTCAGTATCTTGCTGGAGGTTTGTATGGAATTCCACAAAAGAATATTACTTCAAATGTGCAATTAAATGACACTCAAAACACAGTAAATGTTGAAATTGAATCCGCAGCAAATCCTCAAGATTCTCAAGAAGTTAATTCTGTTCAAAATACAGACAATGTTTCTAAAGAAGAACAAGAAATAAACGCTCTTTTAGGTTTATAATAATAAAATAAAAAAATTTAAAAAGACTCTAAATATATTAGAGTCTTTTTTAAAATGCTATTTTTTAGCAATTGAGGTATTATGATTTTAGTTGATTTTTCAGCAATTATGTTCCAAAATATTTTTGGTGCTGCAAAAAGTACAGGAAAAGAAAATTTAAATGAGCTAACAAAAAATATAACTGGAAGTATTTTATATACATTAACATTTTATCAAAAAATGTTTAAAGAATATGGTGATTTAATTATTTGTTTAGATTCGCACACAAAAAACTGGCGAAAAGATATTTTAAAAACATATAAAAGTTCAAGAAAAGAAAACAGAGAGCAATCTGATATTCCGTTTAATGAAATTTTTGAAGCAGTAAATGAATTTCTTGATCAGTTAAGAAAAAATTCTCCTTGGAAAGTTGTTTTAGTAAAAGGTGCAGAAGGTGATGATGTCATTTTGTGTTTAGCACAATTTTTTGCAAAAACCGAAAAGGTTTTAATTTTATCTTCTGATAAAGATATGATTCAGGCTCAAAAAAATAAGAATGTTAAACAATTTTCAGCACTGACAAAAAAGTTTATTACTCCCGAAACAAAATCGGATAATTTAGATGATTGGATTCAAGAGCATATTATTTTAGGTGATACAGCAGATGAAGTTCCAAGAATAACGGATAAAACAGAATTTTCTGATTCTTTTAAAGAATATTTAAAAAGCTTAAATTTAGATTTAAATCCTAAAAATTTTTTAGAATTAACCGAAATAGAGCAAGCTCAAATAGAAGAAAGCTTCGATATTTTAGATAAAAAAGGTCAAAAAGATATTTGGAAAAATATTAAATTAGGTCCTAAAAAGATTCAAAAAATGATCGCTAATAATGAATTAGAAGCATTTTTAGATTCAAATGAACTTTACCGAAAGAATTATGAAAGAAATAAAATTTTAGTTTTGCAAGAATATATCCCGACTGAAATTTATAATTCTATTATTTTATGTTTAAAAACACAAGAAAAAGACAATATAAATATTTCTGAATTTAAAAATTATCTTTATAATTTAGGTCTGGTTAATATGGCTGAAAATCTACCTGATAATTTTAAGTCTAAAAATATTTCAATTGATGATTTTTTATAAGGTGAATTATGGAAGAAAAACAAGAACAAGGTCCTATTGTTGAAATTGCTATCAGAGGTTTTAATAATCATATTGATGACCTAGGAAAAATTTATTTTTGGGTAAAAACCGGCAATATCGAGGTTAATTGTCCTAAAGAAAATAAAAATATTTTAGAATTATCCAAAAATATTTTAGAAAAAGTTATAGAAGATTTAACTGAAAAAGGTGAAGAAGATGCTCAAAACTGATTTAGAATTAGTTGTTTCAAAAATATCAAGAATAGCAAATGCCGATATGATTCAGCATCCTTTAGTTTATTGCATGATGATTCAAGAAGCAATAGATAATAACCAGCCAGTGCCGGCTGAGATTTTAGGTTTGTTAAATGCTTTAAAAAATCGAATGAGAATTCATGCTCAAAATAACGCTCTTAAACAAGAAGTTTATTATATTCAAGAGCTTCAGCAAATTATTTCTAAATTATAATTTCTTTATTTCTTTATATAAAACTTTAAATAAAAATTTTTTAAAGACTCTTTTTAGGGGTCTTTAAATTTTTTAAAGGCTATTTTAAAGCTTATTTAAAACAGATTTTAAGCTATTTTAAGGTCAATTTAAGGCTATTTAAAGCTATTTAAAGCTATTTTAAGTTGATTTTAAGTTGATTTAAAATCGATTTTAAGCTATTTTAAGGCTAATTTAAAACCTATTTAAAAACCGATTTTAAGTTGATTTAAAATCGATTTTAAGTTGGTTTAGTTGATTTTAAGTTGATTTAAAATCGATTTAAAACCGATTTTAAAAATTTAAAAATTTTAAAGATCGATATATAGCCTAGCTAAATCGGTATATAGTAAGATCAATTGATCAAATTTTGATCAAAAAATTAAAAATAATCGTTTACAAGATTTAAAAATATGATATAATAATAATCATATTGATCGAGCGATCAATAAATGGTAGTTGTTCTTTAAAAATTTGAAGGGAAATTGATTATGGAAAAGGTATCTGATATTCAAGGTTTAGTTATTCTTTTAAACGAAGATTTAAACGAAAAATTAGCTGATTTAACCGAAACTGATTCTAATTATCAGGTTATTGCTGAAAGCATCAAGCTTGTTGCCGAAATTGATAATTTAAAAGACAAGAAGCGAGATTTAGAAAAATTTTTAAATGATATTTTAGTAAGTATAGATAATGAAGAACTCAGTAGAGTTAATTTAGCAAAAGCTGAAATTGCATCCTACTTTTTAGGTGTTTTGAAAGTTTATCTTATTTAATTCCCATTGTAATTTTTTTCATTGTTCAAAGAGTCTAGAGTTTTCTAGGCTCTTTTTTTATTTTTAAAATTTTTAAAATTTTTAAAAATCTTTAAAGAAAGATTTAATTAAAACGCTATGCAGTTAACGATTTTATCTGTTTACAAAAGCGAATAATCATGATATAATAAAAATGATCGAAGTGAATAAGGAGTAAAAAATGACAGAAAAAATAAATGATCTCTTAAGAGAATATAAGAACGAGCTCAATTATATTGATGATGACGCAAAAGTTCTTGAATTAGGATCTAAAATTCAGATTTTATATTATATTAAAGGTTATTTAGAAAGTGCAAATATTGAAATTTTGCCTTTACTTGAAGAACTGATTAGCTCATTTGAAGAGTTAGAATCACAAGGTAAAAATCTTAATATAATTTTACCTAAATTAGAGGTTTTAAATTATTTAAAAGGTTATTACCAGTGAAACAATAAAAGCAATTAAAAAATTATAAATACTTTAAAAAAGGAATTTATTATGTATATTGCTTTTAAAAAATGCGAGAATAACTTTTTAGAAAAATGTATTAAATATTTTACTAAATCTGAGTTTGTTCATTGCGAGCTTGTCTCTTGTTTCTGTAACGATACATTTTACGGTTATTCAGCATTCCCGGGTGAAGGAGTAAGGTCAAAATATATTAAATACGATCCTAAAGTTTGGGAATTTATAAACTTAAAAGATATAAAAACTCAAGATGTTAAAAAATTTTACGAAAAAACAAAGGGTAAAAAATACGATTATTTGGGTGTTTTAGGTTTTGTTTTTGGAAATCCAGACAATCCAAACCGTTATTTTTGCTCTGAATGGTGCGCTACAGTTTTAGGATTAAATAATCCTTCGAGAATCTCCCCGGGCTGGTTATATAAATATTTAAAAGGAAAAATTTAAAATTTAAAAATAAGAGTCAAAGGCTCTTATTTTTTCACTGGGAGATAAAAATGAAATTAGTTCAAAAAGATGGAAAATTAGGAAAAAATTTAACTTTTCAAAGACTCAGAAGAGTTACCGGTTATTTAGTAGGTGATTATAAAACATCTTTTAATGATGCAAAACAAGAAGAAGTTGAAGAAAGAGTAAAGCATTGCTAAAATAAAAAGGGGATTTTAAAATCCCCTTAAAAATTTTAATTTTCTAAAATAAATTTCCCTTCAAAAATCTCACCGCTTTCAATAATAAATTTTAAAAGTTGTAAAAACATAGGGTAGGTAATTTCTTCTTCATTTTCAGCATCTTCAAGATGATACTTAAGATTTTTATCAAGATAAAAGAAAGAAGAATCAAGATATAAATTACCGTTTTTACGGTAAAAATAAAAATTATTTACTTCTCCTTTAGAATTAAGAGTATAAAACTGTATATTCTTCCATTCAGCAAGTGCTTTAATAACATCTTTAAAATCTAGTTTAGCCATTTTAAACTAGCCTTCCATTTCGCAATCAACATTGCACCAGCCGGAATAAACATCATTATTCAAGCAATATCCAACGAGTCTTCCGAAATCTTTTGCTGTTAATTTTTCATTTTTTAAAATTGAATACAAAACATAAGAAATATGATCATTATTTTCATAAGGTTCTCTTGTTTCATAAGAATAATATAATTCTCCATTTTCACCTTGATAAATTTCAAAGTTATCAATAGAGTCATAATCTAAATCAGTTTTTTGGAAAATGTGAAATTTTACTCTTCCTTCATCTTCTAATTGACTTAAAATATCATTAACTGAAATTTTCATTTCTTTATTTCTACCTCATTTACCATTTGATATAATCATTATATCATATTTTAAAGATTTGTAAACAATTATTTTAAATTCCTTTATATAGGAAATTGAAATTTTTAAAAAACAACGTTATCACAAATTCAATAAAGCCATAACGTATTTTTAAATCTCTTTATTTTTCAAAGTTGGCACAGTTTTTGCATGTGCAAAAATTGCTCAAAAATACTGAATAATTACTTAGAATTTTAAAAAATACAGAAAAGATACTATATACAGTATCTGAATACAGTTCAAAGGCACTGTATATAGTATTAAAACAGTTAAAATTCAGATTTTTAAAAAAATGTTAAATACATCGCAAAATAATTATTTACAAGTTTTTAAATTATGATATAATGATTATTAAATGAAGCAAAGAAATGAGGTGAATAATGAATGAAATTGCTTTAAAATCTTTAACAGCTTTAAGAGCTTTAATAAATCAATATCCATACAGATATTGTTATATAAACAATTTTGACAGTCATTTTTTGCTGGATTTTGATACTGAGGTTGTTTTAAAAACTGATCTCAGCGAAATCGATATTGCAAATAACATTAAAGATATTTGCTTTAGAAAATTTGAAAATAAAGAAGAAGTTTTTAAAGAAGAAGCAAAGAAATTTAATTTACCTAAAATTACTGTTCCTAATTTAATTGATTCTTTTACTTGTGACTATGAGAGTCAGAATTATGTTTATTTAGATGATAATGAAATTATAATTACCGACGGCAGATTTGCTTTAAGAAAAACCTTAAAACTTGACGGCGAATTATATATTCCTTTTAAAGTTTTTAAGTATATCAATAAAAATATAGGACCTACAAGAGAAATTTATTTTAAAGAAAATTTTAAAACTTCTCTTTACTATAAAGGTTTTTCAGTATCTTTTATTGATAAGTACGGAACTTTAGTAAAGATAAATCATTTTTATAATAGAAATAAAAAAATTAAAGAATACTCTAATAGTTTAAAGAATTTAAATAGAGTTTATCCTTCACTTTATAAAGGTGAAATAACTTTAAAAAAATTAGAAGCTAAAAATGCTTTTGTTGTTTTTAACGAGGATTTATCAGTAGGATTAATTCCGATGGAAAACTTAGTTCCTACCGGAGATGAAGAAAAAACTGATTTAAAATTTATTTCAGATAAATTTAAAAAAGTGATTATAAATCATAAGTATTATAAAATTGCTTTAGATAATTTTAAAGGCAATTGTAAAATTGAAAGTTCAGGTAAGAGCATAACATTTATAAATGATTCAGGATCTTTTATGGTCATGGGAATGCACTTATAAATAAAGTAAAATTTTAAGGAAAAAATGGAAGAAATTAAATCACTGGACTCAAGGGAGCATATTCTCTTGAGACCAAATATGTATATCGGTGCTATTACAGCACAAAAATATTTTGATTTTTTAAACGGCGAAAAACAGGAAATTGAATACATTCCCGGTTTAGTTAAAATTATTAACGAAATTGTAGACAATTCAGTTGATATTGCTATCAAGACAGATTTTAAAATCTGTAATGAAATTTCAGTTAAAATTACAAATGATTCAGTTGAAATTCAAGACAACGGACCTGGTATTTCAGTAAAGAAAAATGCCGAAGGTGAATATTTACCTTTTGTTTGCTGGGGACACGCAATGTCAGGATCAAATTTTGACGATGACGAAAACAGAAAACACATCGGAATGAACGGTGTAGGTTCGTATTGTACAAATGTTTGGTCTAAAAAATTTGTCGGTATTTCAGATGACGGTGAAAACCGTTATGAAGTTCAATTTTTAAATAATGCTTCTTCTTTTAAAGAAAACATTAAAAAATCTCAAAAAAGAGGTGTAACTGTAAAATTTTACCCTGATTTAGAAAGATTTGGAATTTCTGAAATTTCTGAAATTTATTCAAAAATTATTTATGAAAGACTTGTTAATTTGTCATTGTGTTTTCCTTTAATAAGTTTTAAATTTAATTCAAAGAAAATTAAAATCAATTCTTTTAAAAAATACGCTGAGTTATTTTCAAAAGATTTTGAAATACTTGAAGGTGAAAATTATCAAATTGCGATTATGCCTTCTTCATTAGACGAATTTCAGCATTTCAGCTATGTAAACGGTTTAAAAATGTCTGATGCTGGAAGTCATATTGACGTAGTGACAGATAATGTCGTAGATAAAATAAGAGATAAACTTCAAAGAAAATTTAAAAATATTAAACCTGCTGATATTAAAAATAAACTGTTTTGTTTAATGTTTTTAAAGAATTTTCCTAATCCTAAATTTAATTCTCAGACTAAAGAAAAATTAACAAATGCAAAGTCAGAAATTTCTGCATTTTTAGGAAATATTGATTTTGAAGGTTTTTCTAAAAGGATTTTAAAAAATGAAAAAATAATTGAGCCGATTATTGAAATTTTTAAAATCAAAGAAGAATTTAAAAGAAAGCAGGAATTAAAATCTTTAGATAAAACAAAGAAAATTAAATGTGACAATTATCTTCCTGCCACAAAGGATAAAAAATATCTTCTAATCTGTGAAGGACAAAGCGCGTTATCAGGAATTATGCCTTGTTTTGGAAGAGATCTTTGCGGATATTTTACTTTAAGAGGAAAACCTCTAAATGTTTGGAGTGCATCTTCTCAAAAATTTACTGCAAATAAAGAACTTTCTAGCCTTTATCAGATTGTTAAGAATGAAACATCTTTAGAAGAAAAAGAAGATTCAAAAGAATGGTTTAAAATATCTTTAGATAATAAAGAATATATAGTTAATAAAAATGATGAGATTCAAATAGACAATAAATGGGTTAAAGTTGAAGATTTAATTAAGGATATTTAAAAATGAAAATAGAAAAAATTAAAATTAAAGATGTTGATTTAACAAAATATAAAAATCAGAATACAGTTAGAAGAAGCAAAGAAATTAAAGGCGGTTATGAAAAGATTGTTTTTGCTTCTGATCAGGATTTAGACTGACCCTTTGGGGTCAGTAATTTAAGGAAATTTAGACGGTTTTCATATTCGCGCTCTTTTAAGCGGGTTTTTTGAAAAATACCTTCCTGAATATAAAGATAAGGTTGGAATGTTAGAAACTCCTATCAAAGCATCTTTTAAAAATGGAAAAATTCAAAAGTGGATTTATTCTTTAGATGAAAAACTTGAGCTTAAAACAGGTGAAACATCATTTTATTATAAAGGATTAGGTTCATGGAATAAAGATGATTTAAAATATATTATTGAAAAAGACGGAATAAACAAAATGATTATTCCTCTGAATTTTGAAAGTGGAATTGAAGTTATGGATGAATGGTTAGGAGATAATTCTGAGCCTAGAAAGAAGTATATTTTAAAAAATAAATTTTCAATAACGGATATTTAGCGAAAAAATTTTTAATTGTTTATTTTATTTTGGTTTTTGCTTTGATTTTTTCTTTTAAATCTCAGGAAAATGCAAATAAAGAATGTTTTTCTGTTTGGAATAACATCAATTCTGTTCCTGTGTGTTTTAAGAAAAATTAAAAGCGCTTGCAAAAAATTATGCCTAAAGGCTAAATCTTTTGCTATGCAAAAACTGTGCCAACTTTGAAAAATTAAGAGATTTAAAAATACGTTATCACAAATTTGAATTTTCTGATAACGTTGTTTTTTATTTTAAATACAACGTAATCAGCTTTTTCAATTTTCTGATAACGTTGTTTTTTTATTTTTCAATTTCCTTATATAAAGATCTTAAAAACGCTTTGAATTAAGTTCTAGAACTCTCTAAAAACTCTCAAAAATTTTTTTCAATTCTCTATATTAAAAAATATTTTAATAAAAAGCTTTTAATATCGAAGTTCTAGAACTCTCTTTAAAATAATAAATATAATTAAAAATATTTAAAAGGTAGAAAATATGAATTTTAAAGAATTTTTAAAAGAGTCTGAATACACTCCAAGCAAATTTACCCCTAAACAGGTTGAAGAATTTGCCACGGGAATAATTAACGGTGAAAGATTTGAATGGGCAATTCTCTATAGAGGTTTTGAAGGAGGTCTTGCCGACGGCACAGGTGATTTCATGGGTAGTGTTAAAACAATTGAAAGAGAGATTAAAAAATATAAGGTTGACTGTATCGGCATAGTCGGATTGGAGGGTGAAAGCATATATGATTCTGTCGTTATGATGTACGATCCAAAGACGAAAAAATGGTCACTCGCTTAATAATAAAAATGCTCAGGAATGAGCATTTTTTATTTTTAAATTTAACTCGAACTCTATTAAAAGCTTTTATTTAAAATATTTTTAAATATCTTTATATAAGGAAATTTGATTTTTAAAAACAACGTTATTCAAAATTATTAAAAGCTCATTACGTATTTTTAAATCCATTCAAAAACAACGTAATGAGCTTTTATGATTTTCTTATAACGTATTTTTTAATTGATATGAAAAACAACGTTATAAGAAAATCGCAAAAGCTCATTACGTATTTTTTAATTGATCGAATTTTAACCAATTGAAAACAACGTAATGAGCTTTTGCGATTTTCTTATAACGTATTTTTAAAGTTCTTTTAAAAAGTCAAACATTTTCTTTTTATATAAAACCAACGGATAAAAATATGAACCTTTAGGTTCATATATACAGCCGCTGAGATTATATATAAATAAAAATATATCATAAAGGAATTTAAATGGTGCAAAAGAAACAATCTGAGAAAAATATCAAAGGATTAGTGTTAACACTAAGACCTGATAATGCTCAGAAATTGCTTTTAGATAAACATTTAAATGATACCAGATTCATTTATAATCAGTATGTTGAAGAATATTTAAAAGCTATTAAAGAAAATAGACTTCCAAATTATAAGGATTATCAAGACCTACGTGCAGAGCACGAATTTCTGAAAGGCTCTTCTTCATGGACACTTCAACAAGTTAAATTTCAGTTCTTAAAAACTAATTCAATCAATAGATCTAAAAGGTCAAAAGGTCAAAAAGTAGGTCTAGTTAAATTTAGATCTAAAAAATCTCACTCAGATTATTTTTATATTCAAGGTGTAAAACTTTCGTATAATTCTGACTTACAGTCAAAATCTTACATAAAAATACCAAAGATAGGTTTAGTAAATTTTAAGTGTAAAAACATTAAATCTGAGTTTTTAAACGGTAAAATTAAAACTTGTACTGTTAAAAGAACTAAAACTGGAGTTTACAAGATTTCGTTACTTGTCGAAGTCGGCAAAGTCTACGAAGACCGTGTAGATAATAAACATATCGGTTTAGATTTTTCATTAAGAGATTTTTTTGTTGACAGTTTTGGTGCAAATGCACCAGAGTTTTCAACAAAGAGATCTAAGATGGAATCACTTCAAGAGAAGATTGATTCTTTAAATACGACTATTTCAAAGATGAGAAACAAATCAAAGAAAAAGCGTAAGATCTCTGTTAAAGTATATCGTTTAACGATGAAACGTAACAAATTATTTGAAAGAGTTCATAATATTCAGGTTGATTATATAAACAAGTTATCAAGAGATTTGTGTAAACACAATGAATTGATAGTACTTGAAGATTTAAATCTTACTGAAATGAGTGAAAGAACTTCTTTTAAGGATTCCAAGACATCCACCAAGGGTGGTAATCATGGAAAGTCAATAGGTTTGTTACAATGGAGTTATTTTCTCAAAAAGTTAGAAGAGAACTCTGAAAAATTTGGAAATGTCATTGTCCTTGCGGACAAATTCTTTCCAAGTTCTCAGATTTGTTCTAAGTGCGGAGAAAGGCACTCAGAAATGAAAGATGTTACAAAGCGTACACTAGAGTGTAAATGCGGTAATATAATAGATAGAGATTATAACTCAGCACTTAATCTTTTAAAATTTGGTGAGACTGTTGTTTACAACAAATCTTACCAAACTCTTGGGAAGGAACTCTCGGAGTATAAAGCTTTTAAGTGTTTAGATTTTCAAGATCAAAAACACTTAAACTACAGTCAAGTATTTGATTGTAAATAGAAGCTATTGATCTTTAGATCAATAGCAGTTCACTTTTATAAAGACGATTTTCTAAACACCAAGGACAATCGCCATGGTTCCTACATGATTTATCGCATGCTTTAGCACCTTTATAAGCCTTTCTATGTTCTTTTCCGTGTGAATAAAAATATTTATTAAAAAGCTATTTACAAATCTTAAAAATACGTTATAATATAATCATAAACGTTGAGAAACAAAAGAGGAACGTAAAAATGAGAAAAGTTAATTTTTATACTCAGTTATTAAATGTTTTAAAAACTTATGATAAAAAAGAATCTGATATCGATTTTGTAAGAGTTGATAACACAAGATGTGTAACTGCAGACTCTTTCTTAAAATGTGTTAAAAAATTTGGTGAAATATCTGATTTTTGCTCAGGATGTTTGGATTTTGAAATTATCTTTAAAGATCATGATGTTTTGATGAGATATGA